TTATATAGATACGTTGCGATTTTTCCGTTGTTGAAATTGAATTTGCTGTTGAGAAAGTTTTTCTTTTTCCTTTTTATCCATCTCATCTTCAATTTCCATACCTAATAATTCTTCAATTAAGTCTTCATGTGACACTATCGCTTCGGTACCACCAAATTCGTCCAACACAATTGCTAAATGTTTTCTAGAAATAGTCATCTTACGTAATACCCATTCAGCTTTATTGTGTTCATTCACAAATAATGGCTTAGCTGAATAGTTTGTAATTTGATCTTCTTTTTTATTACTCCAAGCCAACAGATATTTAGAATGAAACACCCCAATAATGTTATCAATATCTCCCTCGTACACTGGATATCTAGTGTATGGCTTATTCATAACCGTTTCATAAACTTCTTCGTATGTCGCATTTGAAGCAAATGCCGTCACATTAATTCTAGGTGTTGTATCTACATCTTTTACTTTTAAATTTTCAAAATTAATGACACCTTCCAACCTACTCGTCTCAATTTCATTTAAAGCACCTTCATGTCCAGCAATTGCTAACATTGTTTTAAATTCTTCTTTTGAAAATTGATGTTCTTGAGGTTGACCCTTAGATAAACTTCGATTAATACTGTCCGTCAACTTATTTAAAAGTAATGTGATAGGGCGAAACACAATGACACAAATATTAATAATTGGATATACAAGCCTTGTTATTTTATCTGGAAATGTTGCAGCGACAGACTTGGGAATCACTTCGGAAATCAAAATGATAACAACTGTTAAAACAGCTGATGCAATACCAACGCTAATCCCCCAACGTAAAGCCATAATTGTAACAAGTGTTGGTAATAAAATATTCGCGACATTATTCCCAATTAGAATCGTTGTAATAAACTCACTTGGTTTTTCAAGTAACTTTACAATGCCTTTTGCTTTTTTATCACCTTTGTCAGCTTCAGTTTTAAATTTTGTTTTATTGGCAGCCGTTAATGCCGTCTCGCTTCCTGAAAAGAAAAACGAAATAAATATCAATATAATTATGGCAATGATCACGCGTGTAGTCTCCTTATTGTCATATCTTATTTTTATTGTAGTTACTTAATTCCCGACGTTCTCGTTTAATAAACCAGTTAAAATTCATTATATATAATAGACTTAATAATGATAATTAATATGCATTTTTAATCATAGTTACTTTAATGCATTCATTAGTAAAATGATGCTATAGTTCGAGCTGTTTGTTATTAATAAATTTACATAATGAAAAATTTCAACAAATTCAGTTTATGACATAGTTATAATCATTTGAAACCATTATAATGATAACAACTAGTTTCTCATAAATTTATTCTAATTATCTTTTAAATAACTTTAGACAAGTACTTGTTTATATCCAAATATAGAAAGATGGATTAACATGTATTTTGTTTTAGCAATATTTACAATCATTAGTGCCAGTGTAAGTTTAGGTTATTCAATTCAAGCATGTGCATCTAGCCATAATATAAATGCATATTATGCACTTAGTCGAAGCTTACCTTTATTTTTATTAGCTATTTTTTCTTTAGTCATTCATAGTGCTATATTTTTGATAACTATATCCATTGCAATGATCTTAGTTCAATTTTTAGATGCGATTGTTGGTTATAAAAGTGAAGATGTCTTTAAAACTTATGGTCCATTAGCAACATCTGTAGTGAACTTAATATTATTAATAGTTTTCTTATTTTAACTCACTTATACAACGAATCTTAATCGAACTAATATCGAATTATCTAAAGAATATTTGATGTAGCTTTCAATTAATTTAATAAAGACCAGCACTCTAATGCCACAATCATGTTGTATTTGTGTTGTCGCTTTATCCACCATCAATGATTATTTTTTACACCAATCAAAAAATCGGACTGATATAAATAAGTACAAAGCTTATCTATCAATCCGATTTAGTTATAAAACAAAAAAAGCCACAGTAATGTGGCTTTTTGTTATATTCAGTATCAAAATGGTATCAATACCCATTTCCGGAAGTCAAGAATAGCTTAACAACGCGGTTTAAAGTTATCCGATACTACCTTCCATTTCGATTGAAAAAACTAATTTTTAAGGTCTTATTTTTATAGAAACGTTGATTTAATGCGATTTAAAATGAAGTTTTTTCTCTCGAAATTTTGAGGTTATTATTTTTTGGTATCAAAAATGGTATCATTTGTAGTTATTTTAGCTTCGCATATTAAAATAACCACACTCCTAAATTAATAGGTGGTGTGGTTTATTTTTTATACTCGTATCAATTTACAAACGTTTTATTGTGTAACTAAATCTTTTTTTAATATAGCGTTTATCTCTGCTTCATTGTTGAATTCTCTAGTTAAACTATTCACGTATCTTTGCTCGCTTTCCATATCATCATCCATAATAAATGTGAGATTTTCTTTATTAAACCATGCATGAGCTACATAAGATCTAATGTTAAATAGCGCTTGAGGAGAATTATTTATAACTTTATAACCTATTTTTTTTCCTGTATGGTCTTCAACCATAAAATCAACAGTTATTTTATCTCGTTTTTTGGCACCTTTGAATACATAAGATTTTTGCACAGTGCTAAAAGTCTTAAGTAAATAGTTATTTATATATTCCCTCTTTTCTGCTTCAGTCATTTTATTTCCAGCTTCTTGAGTAGGATGCAAAATGTATTTCGTAGTATCTTCTATAAATGCTTTAGCTTCATCTAGACTATCAAAGTTTCTAATTTGTATATTAGTAAATTTAAAATTATTTACATAGAATCTAGTGAATTCTTTTATTTCACCTTTAAAATTAAGAAAGTTTTCCCTTATCGATTTTAAAAACATTTTTGTAAAATCTTTGTCAAGCTCTTCGTCAAAACTAAAAAGTTTGTTTTTTCTTTGCATTAGATTGAATTCATTTGCATAATAACCATTATTACCTTCTATTTGAAAAATAACACCTACAGCAATATTAGAAATCAATAGAATATCTGGATAGTAGTTAAAACTTGAATACTTTACTTTATACACTTTTCATCACCTCACTAAATGTTTCGTTATTTCTTCTATTATATCATCAAATTCACTAATATTTCTTTCGATAAACTTTTTCAACAAGTAAATATCTTGTTTTGAATGACCAAGACTAATTTCATTAGGCATAGAACTGATTATATCATCCATGTCAATATTCACTAATTTTTTCTTAATTTCATAGCTGATTTTTCGTATCTCTATAGGGTCAAAACTTTTATTTTCTAATAACAATTGATAGTTTCCAGTTTGAAAAACATCTTCTACCATTTTTTCTATCGATGGGTTCCCTCTTTTTAAAACATCAAACCAAATGCATTCACCTGGAAAAATATGTGTATAATCCAAAGGGAATAACTTGGCTTTTTGTCCTTTTTTAGGCATTTTAATTAATATGTTACCTTTATTTCTGTCTGTATTAGATATGAATGAATCAAATATTATCAATTCAATAATATCTTTATTATCAATTGTATTAATCATACCTGGTCCTTCTATGTGTATAACTGAATTTTCTAAAACAGTATATGTAAATATTTCCTTGTCATTGAAACTCGAATCATTTGGTATGCGATTTATCGTTAAATCAGATTTATACTGTGCAAATCCAAAATCAGGATGTGAAAAGTCTAACCTCTCTGCAATACAATAACCTACTGCTTCATTGAATAAAGCATAAAACCCTTCGTTATTGTTAATCGATTTAACTACTACAGCCAAAGAGTCTATCATTGCATAATACGGTGTTGTTACACCATTACCGACTCTACTCGTAATCTCTGTTAATATTTTCACCATATCTATCCTCCGATTAATTAGCACAATTACATATATAATACACAACTTACACAAAAAGAGGTAGACCGAACATATAAACGAACACAAAAAATACCCCCACGTCAGAACTTGTCTGCCTAAAAAGGGGTGGGGGCGTTGTCGTTTATATTTAAATAGTAATCCAACCACTATTAATATGTCAATCATTAAAATAAAAAACAACCACCCAGCAACTAGTATGGGTGGTGTAGCGACTGTAACAACTCTATGTTATCAAGATATATGTATCGAGTGATGACAAGGAAGATGTCTCCTGTGAGACCAACAGCCAGATATATGGCCTCTGCCGGGCTATATAGTTCACTCCTACTATATACGCATGTAATTATAACATAAAAAAATAGGCAAGTACCGAAGTACCTGCCTGTTATGCACATTTAAATCTTGAGAGTAATGTTATCTAAAGAATAATGTTATTATATCACAATACAACATTTAAGCAAACATTATATTAAAACACTTCTTTCACAATCAATCTCTCATGCCATATCCACTCATTATGATTGTTCCAATAAATGCGACACCAACCATCTATAATTTCAAACACATATATTAATGTTCCAGGCGCGTATACAGCCTGTCCAACATCGAATCTATAGTTAGTACGATTATCACCGTATCTAGTGGCTGAAGTAGCACCTAAGCCGTCGATTTTCGCATTAAAATAAGCACCTTTTGACCATTTAAGGTTATAAGGCGCTTTACTTCCAACTGTTATTTTACTTGCAGATTTACCGACTGCTTTTTGAGCAGGTGGTTTAACTTTATTTGTGATCTTATTCATTAAGCCCTCACTTTTATACTTAGGTCTAATAAAGTGAGTACAGCCGTAATAATTATCCCAACGTAACTTTGCAGGCGTATTTGCGTTACCGTCATAGTTCTGTTCCAAAATTAAAAATTGATTTGTATTACCACCATTAAACACTAAACCAATATGACCGTATTGTTTATATATTCCTTTGGTAAATACAGCCACATCACCTATTTGTGGAACAAACGATGGTGTGTTTTCATATACTGTTGCCATGTTTTTAAAATCGTTATTGATTGCATCTTTTGCATTTCCCCACATTCTAATTTCTAACAACCAATAAATGTAATCAACTGCTAAATCTGCACATTGGTAACCATACCAACCGTCAAAATCAATATATCTACCTTGATACCAACGTAACCTTGCTCTTGCTTCACTGTATGTTTTCATTATTTTACCTCCTAGTATTTTCTTCTTGGTTCTTCATATTCTAAAGCTTGGTGGCTATCACCTATACCTTTAGTAGTCGGGTCTTGAATCACACCAGTTAATACTAAAAATCCTAATATAGCGTTTAAACCGTCTGTTAATTGCTCTGTATAAACTTGGATATCATACCCAATATCTTTGGCGATGTTTTGAGCAAATAAAAAGATAGCTGACAATATCGCTACCCAAAATGATTTTTGTTTCATTCTAATTTTCCAATTAATCATATTCTTATCTCCTTTTATCCAAAATAAAAAACGACTAAAAAATTAGTCGTTTAAAATTATTCAATGGTCAATGTTGGAGATCCTGAATAAACATCACTTATAGTTACATACAACATCCCTGAAGGATTACTAAAGTTGATATTTTTACTTGCAACTCCGCTATTGACTCCTGATATTCCTAAATCACTTGAACCTAAATTAGTTTGCGAAACCCTCATTATACCGCTACGTACATTTTCTATTGTCACCTGATAACTTTTATTAGGTTCAACTCCGTTTATTGTCCATTTTGCTGTTGATTCTTCTATGCTATCCGGATATTTATTTTTAGGTAAGGGTTTTATTACAAAAGATGAAGGCTTTTTCCATACTTGGATATTTCCAGCATATACTTTTGTATATTCTTCGCCTTCGTAAATAAGCTTCTTTACATTTTTAAAATTACCTTCCATAAAATCACCCCTTAATTAAGTAAAGTGTATTAGGGTCTTTTTGATACAAATAATTATATTCTGTTTCACTGCCTGTCCAAATATTCAGTGACGGCTGCGAAGAACCGATAGGTTGATAAAGTTTATCTGCTTCCTCTTTTGTAAAAGCATTTGATGATAAAAGATAACGTTCATCATGACTGTGATTTATGTCTGATTTTTTTGATAAAGCATTTTCTAATCCTTCAATCTGTTTGATTGTATGACTATGATTTTTATCTGCATACAAACTGTTTAATGATTGCTTGAATCTCTCAAAATCTTCTGTACTAACTTTTGAGCCAATCTGTTGCAATACACTTTCTGAAATAGAGTTATTTTGTATTGCTTCTGCTAATTCTCTTAATGTATTCATAGATTCAGGCGCGCTATCAACTAGTTCAGCAATTTTTGAATCCGTATACGTTTTAGAGTCGTTGAGAGTTGTATCTTTGATTTTTTCAACTTCTTGCAATTTATTTTCTAACCCTTCAACATTTGCGATATTGATTTTGTCCAATAACTCAGGTTCTGCTTTGATATCTGTATCTTTACCATCAATTTGCCACATTTTAGTGTCAGGATTGATTGATACTACAGTACCGTTTTTACCGGGTGTGCCTTGTTCTCCCTTTTTACCTGTATCACCTTTCGCACCAGGTTGTCCCGGTTCGCCTTTATCACCTTTCGCACCTTTAAATCTACTTTCATTCTTTTCGATGTAAGAAATGACATCTTTATCTATTTTCTCTTTAAAGTCTTTGCTCAATAAATCTGTCGCGTTATCTTTTAAAATTCTCGTAATAGCATCATCTACCAATTTAACATCGATTTCTTTTGCTACAGCAGATTCAATACCACTATCAACGATATTGAAAGAAAAGTTTGCGACATGTATTTTTTCTTCTTCTTTCTCTAAAAACAGCTTACAGCGAACATAACCAGCGTGTTTGATAACCTTTTTAGGTATCTTGTAGGTAAGGAACCCTTTTACAACATCGTCGATAATAAGGGGCTCATTTTTGAATATAGAGCCATCTTCCATAAACAAATGTAATCTAGGTGTTAAGCCATGTGCTTTTAGATCGATACGACCTTGTTTGTCATTGATACCTATTCTTATAGATGCTGTATTTTCATCTTCAGTGTAAAATCGACAGCCAATGTCACCTAAGTCAACACCATCATTTTTTATTCTCGTTTCAACATCTTTTATTTTGTACATTTACACACCTCTTTATTTATATTTATCCCTTGTGAAGTAGATACCTTTTAAGCCGATTTGTTTATATAACTTAGCGATTGTACTTGCTTGATGTTGGCACCACTCTATAGCAGTAGCGTATTGGTGGGTAGCTGGATTCTTAGGATTCCATCTAATTCGGTACAATGTGTTTTGACCTTTATTGATGTAATCCTTTCTTACGAAGCTAGCACCGCCCATGATTGCTTTTGCTGGAGATGTCCAACCTTTATTCCTTGCAAACGTCATTGCGTAGTTAGGATTGTTGTCGTAAGCGCCAATGCCGAAGTAGTTGTATACTCCATCTTTTCCGTTAGCGAAGTTACTTGTTCCATATCCACTTTCTAAGAAAGCATGCGCGATTAAATAAATTTCATTAATGTTGTGTTTTTTACAAGCTTCTGCGAACGCTTTACCTTGATTATTCAATGTTCCCTTACCTTTAAGTATCTTATTAAGTGCGCTAACTGAAACACCTTGATACTTGCCTAAATTAAGCATTTGGTAGCATTGTGTGTTACTTTCCCATATTCGCTTAACATTCATTGCTGAGCTCGTTTGTGCTCGTGTTGCATTAGCCCAGCCCCATGTATGAGATTTTTTCGGGTTACCCCTAGACATTTGTCTATCCAGTGCTTGCTGGAACGTGAACGGACTTTTTTCAGTAACGATGCTTGGTTTTTCGTCTGATGCAGTGGGTCCTCTTGTTGACGCACTGTCAACCGATGTTTTATCACTAATTCTTATTGTTGTTTTTGTAGTTACTTCTTTAATATTTTCTCGTTTCAATATATCTCGTTTGATGTACGTCTCAAGCATTTTCTTTTTAACTTGCTCATACTTTGCGTTATCCGGTATACCTTGCTTAATCAAGTCGTAATTAATTAAATCTTTCATACTACGCCAAATATTAGGGTCTACCTTTAACGTCGTTTCAGATAAGTTTTTATCAATCCCTGACAACAACCAAACACCACGTATTAACGCTTGTATTTGATTCAATAAGAATTGTCGTTTGCTATCTGTTTGACCACCACATACTTCAATAACTAGCCAATTAGGGTGACGCGGGTCATCAAAATTGGTTGGTCTAGCAAGCCATGTAGCCTCTCTATCGACATATAAATGCGGTATTTCATAATCGCTTATAAACTTATTTCTTTGCGTATACAGTTCGTCTACAGAACGCATATGCATTGATTCTTTTATATATAATCCTTGAATATCTGAGCGTTCATCACCCATTACAACTATATGATCAATGAAGTGCTCTTCTTTATCTAAAACATTGCTGTAAGCAGTGTATTTTACTGTTTTAACTTCTTTAAATTGCGGTTTCTTCGCTTCGCCAGTAATTGTTGAGTCATTGGCTTTTGATGCTGAACTTGTATCAGTACTACTAGGTTTGCTAGTATCTTTTGAGTATGGAGGCCTAACAAAGCCTGTAACACTTACATAAGGGTGTCTTACTAATCTTCCTGGAGAACCTGTCCAACTATTAGAATTAACCCAGTTTTGGTCAACGCTATAAAAATAACTTTTATTAGATGGTCCTACTACTATTGCGGTGTGTCCGTCCGAACCTATTCCGTTGCCAGGGTGCCAAACTGCTATGTCTCCCGGTTCCGGTACAAATCCTGGTGAATAACGATAAAAACGGAAACCCTTGGGATATCTATAATTAGCCATATCCTTAGCATTTCCCCATGTTACAAAACCCCAATATCTTTTAAAAATAAAGTTAGGTGTATCCCAACATTGACTGCCTCGATAACCATCTATATTAACCCTCTTACCAATATTCGACTTTGCCCACTCAGCTACTTCACTTGCTGTAGGCTTTCGAGTCTTTGGATTAGGTAATCCCATGTATGCACCTCATTTCAATCAAAATAAAAAGCCAGTGCCGAAGCACTGACTCTTAACTGTTATTTACATTTACCAAACCAGAAGCACGCCCAGAAGCTATATCCTAAAATCCCTTTAAGCATGGTAATCACCTCCTTTAAATACCAAAAATAGTTCTTAGTAAAGCTATGACAATCGTACTGAAGATAGTCCCTATCAAACCGAGAATCCACATCTTAATGTCTCTAATATTCTTGGCATTCTTTTCTTTATTCTTTTCATCTTCTACCTTGTCGCGCTTTAATTCTTCAAAATTTCTATCTAATTTGTCATAAATCTTTTCTTGCGCTCTAAGACTGTCTTCTATTCTGTCGAATTTTTCAAACATAGTCTTATCATTTTCTTCTAATCGCGTTAAACGCCAATCTTGTTCATGTCGTTTGGTAAATCCAAACATTATGCCACCCACTTTATTCAAATTAAAAAGCCACAAGCATTACACCTGTGACTTTTCATCTTTTGTTTCTGGATATTTTTCTCCAGTGATTAAAGCGTATTCTTCTTTATCGATTAAACCCTTGTCTACGTACCACTTAATTTGCTCGTTTTTATAGTAACCCCAAACATAAAAAGTTTTAATGTCTTTAAAAGTTGGATAAATCATCTTCATTATTTAAACGTCCCCCTCAGTACTTGTTTTGTTAATTTTCAGTTCAGTCAACTGTTGTGTTAACATAGCGTTTTGTTGAGCTAATTCCATTGTTAATACGTTTACTTGTGCCACCTGCATTTGCATACTCGCAACCATTCCGCGAAGTTCCTCATCACTCAAATCTGATTCACTTTGTTGGCTTGATGCATTCGGTACGTCTTCTTTTTCAAAATTGCTATTGTATTTAATTTCGCCGTTAGTGAAAACAAACTTTCTAGGTTCGAACTCTTCTTTAAATTTAATAGGCACATTGTTATCATCTACATCTAAACTATTGCGTAAACCGCCAGTATTAACGTATCCGATAACTTCATTTTTATCGTTTACTGTTATTTTCATTATTTCCACCCCATAATTTTAGTTATAGTAACTTTGTTGGCATTCGTTCCAGAACCTGATGTTTTGCCTAAATCGAAATACACATCGTTGTCTATTCTTAAAGTGGTACTACTTGTTTTTGATAGTAAACACTCATAAATACCGCCACCGTTACCGTCTGAGTCAACTACATTCGCTTTGCTTAATTGAATTGCATTAGGTAATGCGGTTAGTCCGAATCCCTCAATAACGCCACCTGGATAAGCTCCACTTACCAACAAAATAGAATAGTTTGTGTACGGTTCAGTTAGATTGATTGTTGTACCTACACCATTTGCGCCACCGTCGAACAATACCGTTGATTTATGTTCATTAGGAACTGTCCACTGTTGCTCAAGTCTGCCGTTTGTGATTGATCGTGTGTAAATCTTTTTAGAGTTATAAGGCGTGAAGTTAAATAGCTTGTTTGTATCATCTTTAACGAATACCGATAAATAACCCTCATAACTTTCAACGCTACCTGGTAAATCCGGCACTCTTGTTGCATAGTAATTACCTGCAGTTAGATAGCCCAAATCGCCTTGTGCATTATTCAAGTTAACTTGTATTGATTGGCCGTTAGGCTCAGTTAACTTATGTTGTTGCCAACTCGTTGTTCCGAATTTATTATCTACATACTGCTTGGCTTGATTTAAAGCGTTGTTTGATGTTTCTTCGACGAATTGCTTAGTTAAATCGCCGTCATTTTTTTTATAAAACGGGTACCATGTGCCACTAATTTTATATTTTGTATATTCGTCGTTTGAATCATCTGGATACCATGTTGCACGTGCCGTACTATCATCAACAACATAGACAACTAACACGCCTGATTTTCCTAAAGTGTTAGGAGCTACCGGAATATCTGAACCATCGTCAACGCCATCTTCTTTAGGTGTATCGACAGTACCTATATCTTTAAATGAGGGCGCATCTGTCGCGCTAGTGATATGAATAATCCTAGATGTGTTAACTGCGCTTAAAACGCTATCTATGGACTGCTCAGACGATTCGATTGCTTTACCGTAATCATCAGTAATTTTAGACTTTTGCCAATTTGTTGTTGAATTACCTTTGATTAGGTCTGCACCATTGATTTGTTGTTCAACTTCGTTAACACGTTCAAAAATCGCTTGCTCTTTATCAACAATTTTCTGGAACTCGCTATTTATATATTGAACGGCTTTGTCTTGTGTTGTTGTAATCATCTGTACCGCTTCATTTTGTTTGATTTCTAATCTTTGAATACCTTGATTAATACGACTATCAATTTCAGTAACCAACGATTTTGTATCACTCAAACTTTTCTTTAAGTCCTCAACTTCTTCTTTAACACTTTCTGTTAAGTCCTGAATTGATTTGATATAAACTAGCTTTGTTTTACCGTCAAAATTACTAATTAGATCATTCTGGATATTGAAGCTAAATTGACGCTCTACAATTACGTTATTGCTACCGTTTTGAGTAAAATATGCTTGCGCATGTACTCGTCCAGTGTATTTTAAAAACTCGTTAGGGATAACATATTGCATTCGTCCGTTAATTGCATCAACAATTGTAAGTTCATCACTAATATAAGCGCCGTGTTCATCGTCGAAGTTATCCGTCTTAAGCACAATACTAGTCATCGCATTATGTTTGCTGATTGATAACGGCTTATTATTCTTAGTTACTGCAAAATTTAAAACACCAGTTCCTCTATCTGATTCATAGAAACTGATGTTTGTGTCAATAACCGGATTATATTGTGATGTTGTTTGTAACTCGATTAAGTTATCATCTTTCGAAAAATTATCTACTACCATTATTCAACCTCCTTACCTTCTATTATGCTCCAACCACTATTACCACCAGTACCAAAGTTTCTAACGAAAAACTGGTGAGCAGAAGCAAAGTTATTACGTCTTAGCACTTGTGTTGTGTTACCCGGTGTATTTGATTTTACTTCTAACACCCAGCCTGCAATACCTTTGTAATCTTTAGGGAAGTCAGAAAAACGTTTTGATTCTTCAGTGGTGATATAGAAGTCTAAACCAACAATTTTTAAATCAGACAATTTCGTGATGCTCTTAGGGATATGTTCCCAATAACCAGCACTTTGTGGGTTAAAATTCCATGAGCCGTTGTTTTTCTTGTTAAAGATGTCGATAACACGTTCAAATTTGAGCATATTTCTACCTGTGCTGTTTCTAGTTAGTACTTGTCTTAACGCACCATTATAATGACCAGGCAGTACATCAAAGAACCAACCTGCATCTCTAAACGCTTTCGGTAACGGGAAATCTAACGCATTTTGTGTGTCTTGCGTATAGATATAGTAATGACCAACTTCCGTAATATCACTTAGATATGCTGGGTTTTGCACTGGTAACGGTTTAACACGTCCACCTGAATCAGTCATTGATACTTGAGGTGCGATGTTTTTCAAGAATTGGTTTACACCTCTTTGACCGATAGAATAAATTGAATGATGTCTGTTGTTACCAGGTCCAATAGTTACCCCGATTAAAAGTGCTTTACGTCCTGTTTCTAGATCGTAATACATATCTAGACCCTCAGCCTCTTGGAAATCTCCTTTAAAGTTGTTATTCACACCGCCTATATCGATACGACGTTTAAATAACAATTCTTTCGTTTTGATATCGAAGCCTTGTAAGTAATTAGGGTTAGCTGGATTTGAATCGCCAGTGTACCAATATAAGATACCTGCATCATAAGCAATACCTTGCATAGGTTGCGTACCTGATGTGTATTGCATAGGGATATCCATTTGGTACAGTACTTTGTCTATACCTTTATCAATATCGTCAGCACTTCTTACTTCAACAAAATTTAATGCGTTCTTAGCTTGTTGTTCAGAAGTTTTATATTCACGTCTAAAAATCATTAAATTTTCTACCGGATTATAAATCGCTGACGTATATCTGTCGTTAAATATATTCGGCATGACATCTTGCATTTCATTACCATAAGTTATTTCTCCAGTTCTATATTGGAAACGTACAAACTTGTTGTTTTTGTTACTGTCCAATACAGCTGAATAAATCCATAATTCTCCATCAATGTATCTATACGCATTGTGTGTGCCGTGTCCGCCGTTTTTAACAAGCAATCTATCAATAAATTGTCCGTTGGGCTTCAATCTAGATAACATGTAATGATTACCTGGACGAGCTTGCGTCATATAAATAATTTTCGTTCTAGGGTCTACCCAAAATGATTGCATTACTGCGTTAGTATATGGCGATAAATCTGTGATGAATTCCGGTTCTTGCTCTTTTGGTTCGAATCGGTATTCTGTCGCTCGATATTCTTTATAGTGTTCATCTACAGCTTTCTCAACCTTTTTAGTGAAAGCATCTAGTGTTGAATAATCATGATACAAACGATCTTGCAATGTCTTATGATCATAACCAGTATTATCAACACGCGCGTCTTTTACCTCGTTGATACCGTCGCCGTTATGACCTATTATCATGTTGCTAAAACGGCCATTTAAATACGTTAAATAATCTTCAACACTGTCATTCAAGTATTTAATTTGTTTTGCTGAGTGTGCGTATATTTCTTCTTTTTGATGATATATAAACATTTTCTCAAGTTTGCTCATTCCATTATCAAGTAATCGATAGTTGTACTCGTGCTGAGCAACTACTTTTTCGCCAGTGATAGAATGCAAACTTGTTATTAATCCGTAAGCCATTGGTTGCCTCCTTTAGTCGTAAAAACTGTAATAATCCTTGATTAACTCGTACATAATAACCTCGTGACCTTTTTCGTTAGGGTGTAAGCCGTCCTCCATGCTCGCTTTCCTAAAAGCTGGATTGTATGGCTTAAAGTAATCTGTGTGATATGCGTCAAACACTGGCACATCTAACTCACTACAAGCTAATATTTGAGCGTTTACATAGTCCTCAAGTGTTAACCCTAGTTTGTTTTTGTCCGTGTCTTTACGGCGTATCGTTGTGCCACTCATTGGGCATTGCCTTGTAGCTGTCATCACTAGTATTTTTGAATCTGGATTATTCTTCCGTATAACTTCAATTGCAGAACAAAAGGCACCGTAAAACGTTTTTGTATCCGTTTTATCAGTGCCTATCGGTACGCCTGCCCAATAACCGTGTAACCAGTCATCATCAGTGCCTTGTAATATGATTAGGTCTCCTCTTATTTGCTCTGCTTGTCTATAAATGCTGTTTTCTACCGCTTCTTTACCTATTGGAACTGTTGCCATTGTTGCGCCACCTCTTGCAAGATTAGTCGTTTTGGCTTTCAATTTCTTGCCTAACATTTCTGTGAAATTAGTTTTTGCGTGCGACCCTCTAGCTACAGAGTCGCCAATCGTTCCAATTGATTTGATGTTTCTTATACTTGATTGACTAGTAAAGTCGTACATGATCGTACCATTAGCAGTTGTAACTGTTTTAGTATTCATCTTATCGACTTTAGCGTTTATTTTATCTGTTTGTTTAATTAACTTGTTGTTTATGGATAAACTAGCATTCACTTTAGCGTTTAATTCCCTCAAATATTTGGCTGGGTCTGATTTAGTTGTTTTTACGTTCTTTACATAATTCGTAGCTTCATGGACAGCTTTTCTATATCTATCGCGCATTGTAAAGTCTCCTAATACTACATCTTGTTTAGTGATGTTATTGTATGCATCTCTATGTGTAGTAATTTCGACTATCCTTACTAAATCGTTATATCCTATGGTTGGTTCAGCTACTCTTACGACATCGCCAATTCTAGGGTTAGCCTCTGGAAAATGCTCAGGCTGTGCTACGAAGTCCAAAGAAATAGAAGCAGTGACACTTTTCTTTATCACTAGCTCCATTGATTTTTTTAAAACATCCTCTTTTTTTATACGTCCATCTATTAACGGAGGCGCTTCCCTTTTCCCAATCAGTTGTGCTAATGGGTGTGTGAATTCGAATTGTAATCCAGCCTCTGTAAAAGTTTGTTGACCGTCAAAGTCGCCATAACCTCTTATATATGTGTAGCATTTAGAGGCATCTTCTTGAATTTTTACATTATCAGCATTTACACCTGATTTGATGTAGTAACCTGCTACTTTAGATAATTCGTCATACAAGTGAAATGTTTTTGTTTTAGCGTCGTACTCATATTCGAGATGATAGCGTTCAAGCCCTTTTTTGAATATCTCAAGCCTTGTGTCTCCCTTACCTAATCCCTCGAATTTTGATGCGTCAACCTTAGTATGCAATACATACTTATAACTAGTTCCTTTAAATACAGTGTTAAAAAATTCTACGCCTGTGAAACTTTCGTTATATTCTTGGTAAATCCTAGAATTGTTTAGATCATCTAATTCTTTTTGTCTCGCTTTGATACTAAGTTTGATTTTGTTTCCAATAGTTGATTTATCAAGCATTACTATCACATATTCATTGAGGTCATCTTCCCCCTTTATATTTGTGATAGTCCACATCTTTGTAATAGCGCCGATTGCGTCGAAAGTGCTGGCATTTTCTATCATATCAATGTCTAACGTGCCATCTTCATTCAATTTTTCGTTTAATTTTGTATTAACATGAATCGCATGACCGACGCCTTGCAAACTTTTTAATAATACCGGCATATGCTACTCCTTATCTGTAATATAATTTGTGTCTAAAGACTATCTTTTTCATAAGTCTGTTGGCTTTAAAATGATTCCAACCAGGATACAACACCGGTTGTTCTAACGTCTTGTTGTATAGGTCAATATTTAAATTGCCTCTATATGTGTGCTTGTTATCAAAAATGATTTTATCGCCTGCTTTTAAATCGACATCTTTAATTACTGAGATGTTTCCTTTATCCATATAGAAAGTGAAACCGTCTTTATCATCAGCTTTAACATCTTCAGCTAATTCAATTTCAACTACATTGAATTGGTTGAATTGTGTTAATGCCACATCTCCGTTGTAATAAACATCTCCAGAACTCGTATTATAGAATGTCATTTGTCTACTTCTATCATTTTCATTTAGTGCTATTCTGTCCGGAATCGACCATTTTTCTAAATCGTTATCACTTTCTAAATCAGTGCTATAGCCGATACTTTCAAAGAACGGCAATTCTGTTGTCTCAAAGGTCAACGTGATTTCTCCTGATGTCTTAGTTGTGTCAAAAGATACTTCGCTAACTAATCCAACGAATAGTTGTCTACCGTCAACATAATCTAATTCAAATTCTTGTTCTAACGGTTCGAACATATTTTCAAATTTGATAGTGTTATCCGGCGTTGCCAATTCTCTTAGGTAAAAGCGACCATAAAACAATGTTTGAATGTCTGATTTAAGATGTGAGGCATAAGCAATTTTAGGTACTTCATACCTCAATCTTAATTCAACTTTTTTATATTCCTCTTTAGCGTAATTATGAAATCGTCCATCAATACCATCTAATGGCGAATAATTCCTTTTATAACCAGCGCCAACGACATTATAATCAAGTACTCTCAAGTGTTTGTAAGTGAGAGGATTGTCACTGACTCGATAAATTACACCGTTTTTAATTATTTCTACATCGTGGGCTATCAATAAACAAACCTCCCTTACATTAAGTTGAAATTACCATCTTTCGCATCCATATCATCAATGTGTGATTTAATCATGTTTAGATCGCCCTCATTCCTAACAGTTACATTGACAATAGGTCTGTTGTTTTCTTTCATGCTATGCTGAACATCGTTAGTCATATGACCGTCAACACTTGGTGTCAAACTGTCGTTAAATCCATCTGTTAACGTTGACCCCAATTCACTTGTAAACGTTTTGCCGAAGCTAGTAGCCATTACTTTAGCTTGTGATACCGCTAAACCTTTTCCTAAGCCACTACCTCCACCGTGTCCACTTACAAATGAAGTTACAGAATCCCAAGCAGATGAAATTGCGTCGCCTACTGCACTGACTACTTTGTGCGCGGCGTTAGCTACACCCTCTGCTACTTTGCCGATTAATTCCGAACCAGCATTTAAGAAATCACTAAAGAAACTTTTAATCTTATCAAGCGCGTTTTTCATGCCGTCGCCTACATTTGAGACAACTTTCCTGAATCCATCGACAACTTTGCTTGCAAAACTTGTTACGGTATTCCAAATATTTGAAACCCATTGCGCACCTGTTGAGATAATAAAACTTAGTGCTTGTGCCATTTTTTCGGCTATACTTGAAGCTACTTTGCTAAACCAATTAGTAACACTATTCCATATGCTACTAACAAAATTAGTGATCGTACTCCAAATTTGAGACCAACTTGTTCCAAACATCGATAACGCTCGATTCATTACGCCAGTTAAAAAGCCAATTATTGACTCCCAAACTGATTGCATGTATTGCCAAATCGTATCGAGCACATTTGTAATCGTTGTTTTGATTGTCTCCCAAGCACCTGAGAAGTCGCCAGTAAGCAACTGTATTAAAGCAGTGAACAAACCTACTATGATTTGGACTGCTACGGATATTACTGTTCCTATGGCTTGGAACGCAATTGTAATTAACGTCCACAAACCTTGTATGATATTCATAACGTTTGTAATGATACCTATGACCAAAACACCTAAGACTTGCATGAATATTTGTCCTAATACTTGTAATATAGGCATTATCGGTTGTAATGTTGATTGGATTTTGCCCCACAATTCAGTTAACCAGCCAACTACACCTTGAATCGCACCAGAAACCGCCGTTTTAACGCCGTTCCACGCTTCAGTAATAGTGTTTCTGAAATTCTCGTTTGTTTTCCATAAATAAACTAGGACTCCAATGAATGCACCAATTACTGCAATTACTGCTAAAATAGGTGCTGAAATCGAACCGAATACACCTGTTAATGCTTCCATAGCTCCAGTAACTAAACTTGATGTTCTAACGAATTCTAGAATCTTTTTGATGACGCTGAATAAGCTCAAACCAAACACATTTGTAAGCACACTACTTATAGCAATAATTGGAGCCATTAAAGCCCAAAATACACCGCCTAAAATACCCATAACACCAATAATTTGCGCTACTGCTGGGTGTGTTTCAAACAACTTAGCAATAAAACCAGCTAGATTAGTGATGAAATCTAACAACTTACTAGCTATAGGAGCCATTGCAGTACCAAAAGCAACTAACGCTTTTACGATATTACCAATTAACTGCATAATAGTAGGACCATTCTCTTGAACATAACTTATAAAATCTTTGAATCCTTGAGATTGCCCAACTTGTTCGGACCACGCTCTAAATTGAGAAGTCAATTTAACTAACCAATCAAAAATATTAGAACTGTTTTGACCAAAAGCAATCATCAAGTTACCAATACCAGAGAATACATTACCAAATATCTGACCCAATTTTGGTAAGTTAGTCGTAGTATAGTCGATAAACGCTTTAATAGCATTCTGACCAGCTACACTATTAGCCCAATTTTGGAAAGCTATAGACATATTCTGTAATCCTTGAGACACAAATTTGAACAATGGCATTATTTGAGTGAAAATGTTAACTAGTCCATCGCCAAATCGTCCTGCAGCGTTCAATAAATCTCCGAAGATTGCGCCACCTATGCTATTTAATGCTTCAAATGCTTTCTTAGCCGTTTCAGAATGTTTAACCCAATCCTCAAACTCGCGTGCGTTTGCTTCAACCAGCATAGATACTTCGGATAAGAATGGTTTTAATTGAGACATCGCACTTGTAACGCCTCTGATACCTGCTGACATTGCATTGAAAATACTTGCTTGATTCTCTTTTACAATGCCTTGCCATGTAGTTTTTAACTGATCGCTTGCATTTCTAAAGTCTTGAACTTCTTTTGTTACTGCTAACGTGCCATCTTTTACCATTTTTAACGCAGTAATTGCCATTGCACCGAAGCCAACCGCACCGACACCTGCTACAGAAAAAGCACCAGCTAAACCAATGACACCACCGCCTAATACACCAACCGCATTAAGTACTGCCATAATAGCCGGAACCAATCCAGCAATTACCGGTATTAACGCTTGTATACTAGCAATCATTAAACCTTTAACTTGTTGTGCAAAGATAGTACCGAAAGTTCGAATATTTGATGCGATGTTATCCATTGTTGATTGATACTGCTCTAACGCTCTTTTACCAGCAGTCAACGCTACTTGCATTTTAGTCATTCCAGTTGTATCAAAATCTAATTTAACAGTGTGTTTGCGCCAACCAGCTAACATTGCTTTAGAAGTCGCAACATTTCTTTTTAATCCATTAGCATCGCCATCAATTTCAACTTTTTTACGTCTGATATTCGATAGTTCTGCTTTGACAAACGTTATAACTTGTTTTACTTTGCTAGCGTCTGCATCAATATTAACTTTATGCTCTCGCCATCGTTGAGCCATCGATTTAGCTCGCGTTAGCTCTCTTTGGTAGTCTCTTATGTTAGCTGTAACTTCTGTCTTGATTTCGTCAGGTATATCAGTTTTAGCCATACGTTGAGCAGTTCTAATATTCCTTTTAAAATCACTGATTATAGCTGTAACACGAGCCAGAAAATTCTTCTCCATGCCTAACCTCCTTTATGACTTGTTTTTAAGCTGTTAAGGAACTTGCGAGTCCCTTGTTTTTGTATTTCTCTTTTACGTTTGTTTTTAGCTAGCTCACGCTGTTTCATTCTTTCGTATTCATCTTCTTGACCACGAATAATGTAGTGTTCTCTTTCGTTCTGCCTAACAAAACGTTTTAGTGATTTACCAGCTTGAGCAACCGCATTATATTGAGCGCCGTACAACGCAATGTCCCTTTGGTCAATCAATGCTTGTCTAGCGCCAATAATCCAGTCATTCCATTCGGCAGGTAGCATGCTCATTAGCTCGTCATTACTCATATAACCTATGTAACGACTTGTCATCTGCCTTATTTCCGAATAGTCTAATAAGGTGCTACGGTCATGATTTCTTTGTAGTTGTTCTTCATCATCTCGATACCAGCTTTCGCGCCCTCTTTCTCGTCTTCTTTGGCTAACGATGGCGCTTGGTTCATCTGTTTCCAGAATAGACGTGATTTCTGCTTGAAAAAACCGCTATTATTCATTACGTCCAACGCACCTTGTAAAAGATTTAACGTGTCGTTTTCTCTTTCGATGATTTCCATGATTTCCGCTTCAATATCTTCTCTTTTAGGTGCACTTTTACCTAGATAAGCCGTTGCACATTCCCAAAAGTCTACAATTGCCACTGTGTCACGCTCTAATAAAGCGTTATAAACATTAGTAAATCCTGAAATAGTTTGTTTTCTGCCTTTATTATCTTCTTGTTCAGTTGCAAACTTTTTAGCGGTTTTATCGAACATAAATGTTGCTTTTGCTTTAACTTCTTCGTTGTTAACTGTTAATGATGTAATTGGATTAAAAGTTGTTTCAGTCATATTAAATACCTCGTTTATCGTTATTTTGTACAAAAAAATAGAGGGCTTATGCCCTCGTTAATTACATACTTAAATCGCTACTGTCAGCAGTTGTTTTTTTAGTTCGGTTTTCATAACTATCTTCGTAAGCGTTCATGTTTTCGAATTCAACAACTGGAGCCAATGCGCTAGGGTTAAGCCATTCTTTTGGTAAATCGTTGATTGTACCGTCTGCACTATTGAACTTAACTTTCGCTGTGATTTCTATTTTGTTATCTTCATCATCAAATGACCATTCGTGCTCTTCGATAACTACGTATGCGAATACACCGTGATGTTTACCATCGCGTTTTTTCGTTTCCCAAATCCAAACACGTAACTGTTTGAATTGCTTAACTGATTCTTTTAATGCTAATTGACCTTTATCTCCCGGAACGACATCAAGCGTCAACTTAATTTCTTCTTCGACAGAGTTACGGCTATAATCTTTCTTACCGCCTTGAATGATTTCAGCAAGGTCATTACTGATAGTGTGTCCACCCTCTGCTAAACTACCTAAAAGTGTTGCCTCTTCGATAGTTAGTTTCTTAGCTAAATCCTTATCAGCGATTTGGAGAGCGACAATATATTTATCCTGCGCCATTCGTTACACTCCTTTGTAATGTGTTATGTCTGTACTTAAAAACAAGCCGAATGATACCGTGTTTAGTGTACTGATCTATGTCAGTAATCACTTCTTGTGTATCAATTCGACTTTTAATGAATGAATAATAATCAATTTCTATTTCATTGTTTAAAACGAAGCCTAAAAATTGAATTATTTGCGATGCCTCATCTCTATTACGTGCTTGACTATAAACATGCAACGTGATGCCGACATCTTCGACCATGCTCGTGGTCGTTTCTTTGTTAGTGACGTTTGTTTCACCCACAACGATATATGGGTAAACAACGTCTTTCTGAACGCAATCAAAAACCCTACCACCCAATTGTTTTTGGATAATAGGGTTACTTTTTAATTTGTTATATACTTTGTTAAATAAGTACCGTTCAACTGATACCCACATATCTTAACCACCTCATGAAAAATACTTATTAAAGAATGCTCGTCCAACGTCTATTGCCGGCTCCCAAAAAGGTTGAGCATGTTGTCCTTTAGTAGTGTGCCACTTACCGTTCGCATCTTTGTATGACCACGGTATCTTTTTTGCTCTACTACCTCCAGCGCCTGTTGCGTATATACCAGTACCATAATTGACATATATTGCGTATTCACTACCAATGTTAATAACACCAGTAAAACCTCCGTCTTTAAAGTCCATTGTTACACTTTCTCTAAGATAGCCGGTATCAACTGGCATTAATGAAATGATTGTATTGTGAATCTTAGCAGTTGTCTTTGCTATACCTCGTTTGACCCATCGCTCCATGTCTCGCTCGTAATTTTCCAACTCTTTTACTAAGTCCCAATTACCATACTTAACCTTTGCCAATAGGTCGCACCCTTAATCTAGTTAAATTGATTTCGTGTTGTCCGCCTTGGTCGACCGGTTCGCCTACAACTTCGTACGTTTTACCCTCGTAATTAAATAAAGTTTTGTTTGTTATTGGTATGTGGTACGGCGTATATAGGTTTCGGTCGAAATCTTTGCTCATCTGATGAAATTTGAGTGTCTCGCTTGATGTAGGTGTATCCATAAACCCTTTAATTGTTTCGTTACTTTTAAAACGTTCACATTCTTTAGGAAATGTTCCTACAACTTCAACCTCTCCAATTTCAATTGTGTGCGGAAACTCATCGAACGGATTAAACATATCTCTTACACCAACTTAACTTACGATAAGGCATTAGATAAGCGTAAGCACTACTAGGTATGTCAGTTACATAGGTATAACTCACAGTTCCCATCGTGCGCGCTGAGATATTGCCAGTTGTACCAAACTTGATACATTCAGCAATAAACTTCTTAACACCCGACGGCACTGCTTTGTCATCAAACTTCTGATTACAATAATCTTCTGCAACACTTTTATATTCTTCAATAAGATATTCGATTTGCTCATCGTTAGACGAATCATTGAGTGAAAGTCCATTAATCATTTTGACGTCTTTTGCGTCCATTACTTAACACCCTCTAAAACTTTGATAAGCTCATCTTTTTTCATATCGCTATAACCTTTAATTTCACGCTTTTTAGCAAGTTCTTTTAATTCTGCTACTTTCATATCAGATAAACTTTTTTGCTCGTCAGCGCTCGCCTCAGACTGTTCTACTTGCTTGTCTTCAACAAGTTTGATAGCGATTAAATTACGGCGGTTGTTTGTTGTAGATAATTCAGTGAATCGTTCTTCTGATACTTCCAATCCATCACGTGGGTAAATGTCTCCCACTTGATATTCATGTCCGTTGTCTTGCGCATCTTCAAAACGTTCGATTACTTTATACATACGTCACTACCTCCTATTACATTTCTAAGCTTCCAGAACCTTTAGTAATTTTCACTGCTTTAGATTCATCATATAAATACGCTACATAGTGCTTATCACTGTATAATGCAGTTGTTTTAGTTGATGCGTCACGAGCTACTTCTAAGAAGAAATCACGTTTCAAGATTAATTTAACCGCACCTTTTTTAGCTAAAATAGCTGTGCCAGCTTCTAACTTATTAGAACGTACAATGATAGCGCCTAGAGCTTCGCCGAACGCACCTTTAACGATGATGTCATCGCCTAATTCGGTTGCACGTGTAAAGTTAGTTGATGCATCTCCGCGTAATTTACCAGCATCAAGTGGATTGATAAATAAAACCATTGGTTCTAAGTCTTCATCATTGAATTTGTCGATTGCTGATTGTAAACCGTTTAATTTAGTGATGTCAGCATTAACTGTAAGTTTAGCTCCCATCAAAGCGTCTAATACGTCATTATCAACTTTGTTAGCGTGAGCTAAACCGTGTTGACGTACTTGTTCGCCTTGAGGGTCTCCATAACCACTTAATAAAGCCTCATCTGTAATAGATGTACCTTTCGCGATTTTACGGATTTTAGCCTCACGTTTTTTAGTTTCTAAGATGTCAGTTGGGATTTTTTCGCCCTCTGCAACTACTTGTGCATCTCCGCTGTATACGAATGCCGGGAATGTTAAAGTGTCTCCTGGTTGTCCTTGTAATGTGCTATCTACTTCTGCAAATGAAGCAAAACGCAATTTCTTTTCGAGTTGCGCTTGCATCATAGGCGCTAATACTTCTGGAATGATTTGATTACTTGTTTTAGTAACTCCTTGTGGCATGTTTATACCTCTTTCTTTGTTTAATTTTGATTAACTAATTTTTCGAATGTCTCACGATCGTTCAAATACAATTCGTTACGTTCAGCGACACTCATGTTGTCAAACTTTTCTTTCGTTACACCTAAGTTCGGATTACCTCCGTCTTGTGGTGTTTTACCTGTCGGCTTAGACGGCGCAAATAAATAAGGCTTAGACTCTTTAAGCGTTTCAATCGCTTTGTCTAAACCTTTTACAGTGCCGTCGTCTGCTAATTCCAATTCATCTTTATTGATGAATGCTAGAATGTCGTTAGCATCATTCGCTTCTTTAGCAACCGCTAACTTAACTGCGTTATTAAGTTGTGTTTCTTTATACTTTGTCTCCCACTCTGAATTTTGATTCTTTAATTCTTCGAGTTCTTTTTGAATCTCGCTATCATCTTTAACAGAGTCTTGCAATTTGACAATTTGTTCATCACGTTTAGAAATCTCTTCTTTCAACTCTTCAATTTCGGTATTCTTGTCGTTCAGTCTCGAACGTGGTACCATTCCCGATTTTGATTCGTCAATCGCATCAATTACCTTCTGCTTGTCGATTTCTCCGTCTTTAAATTGTCCTAACAATGTGTATAAATCCATTTAAACTACTCCTTTTTACGAGTTTTACGTGCAACGCCACGAAGAATTTTGGTATAAAAAGAAGCAGTTTAACGACATGCTAAGGTCGAGTAGTAAACTACTTTCTTTTACGTTTATATTTCTCCCACTCACGATAAGTCATTTGTGGTATTACTTCGGTTGTGCCATCATCTTTACGTACTCGTGTTGTACTAGGCAAATCATCTTCATCAATGTAATACATAAGCTTACAACGACAGTTAATGTTTTCTTTCGCACTATTCACACCAACAAACAACTTAGGTGCCTGTCCAACACAACCGCTCGACTTGAACGGTTCGTCTATTTTCTTTTTAGCACCGTCTAGATGCCTGTGTGTGTCTCTTGTACGTGTATCTTTAGTAGCTTGCCAATACTTATACATCTGTAAGCCATTCTTTTGAGCTACTAATGCACTATCAAGTCCAGCTTGCGACATCGCTCTACCCGCTTCTGTACGTGCTACACGCAACGTTTGAGCTTTAGACATACCAATATCATCACGGATTGCTTTCGCTATCTTAGAGTAGCCCTCTCCGCTCATAATGCCTTGTGTGATATGTAAGCGTATCTTTTTCAGCACTTCATCACGATGCTTCTGTAGCGTCGGTACTAATCGAATGAACTCAATAGGTTGTTCAATAGCTGATGTGATAACTTCTTTGCTAGGAACATCAAACTGCATAGATGTTTGACTCGCCGTCTCATATAAATAAAGGCTCATAAGGAACTTTTCTATATAAGCATCTTCCTGCGACTTCTGAATCATCTTAGCTATTTGCCTGTAATCATCAGTCAGCATAGTACCTATACGAGTTAACTCCTTATTGAGCCTGTTATATTTATTAAATTCAGTCCATGTAACATACACATCATCACTTTGATACTTCTCAAACATATCTGCGATGATTTGTTTTATCTCTTTAAGTCGATTAGCAAATAGTTGTTCTATAGGCTTCTCAGCTTTAGAGATTAGACTGTCGATATACTCATCAATATCATTCTGATTCTTTATTGTTAGATCTTTCTTGTTGTTGGGCACCGTCAGCACCTCCGTCATCTAAATTAGGCAGTTGCTTGTTGTACTCCATTTGTTCTTGTTCTATTCGTTCGAGTTCTGCTTGCAAATCTTCGACAAACGGGTGATTTTCTAGTACTGTTTCATGGCTTACAATTCCCATAGATTGTTGAGCTGTTTGTACTTGTAATTCTGTGTTCGCTACTTTGTTGTAGTTGAAACTAATATCGACATCTTTATGTTCTCCTTTGATGTCGAAGTGCTCAAACACAAACCAAAGTAACTCCTGTATAGCAACTTTAGCTTTACGCGCTAACTTATCTGCTTTCAAGTTTAAGTTAGTATATAGAAACTCTAACGCAATCCCACTTGGAGCAGAACCGAATTTATCAGAACTAAAGTCAACCGCTTGACCAAACAACATTATTTTTTGATATAACTCATCTAAATACTTTTTACTGTTTTCAACCGGTACTTCTACCTGTATTGTGTCGACACCCCCGTTATCCGATACTTTTATCGCCCCGTAATAACGTAGTAACCGTTTGAATTCTGGCAACTCTTGTTCATCATAGTTCTTTAATACATACGTTAATTCGTTTGAATCTTTAAAAGTATTGGATAAATCAGATAATCGCCTGTTATACGCATCAATCAATGTTTTATACATAAATATATCTGACATTTCTAAGTCATTATTTTTGAATGGAATAAATGGAATCTTACCCCACGACCCTGTACTAAAATGCGTTTTTGAATTCTCCAAATTGTTAGAGTAATCCGGAATAAGCGAGCCATTTTCATAAACGTAGTAATTAACCGTTATTTTATCCCAGTATTCAACTTTAGTTTCATTTTCCAATTTATACATCCTGATAAACGCCTCTAATTCTTCGTGCTCTTTATCAGTCCATATAGGAATACCTTGTTCTGCTGGTACTCTAAATAACTTGAATTCTCCATCTTCATCAAGGTAAGGATGCAACCATTCAATACCTTTATTGCTAGCTCCTGTTAGTACACTGTGTAACTTATCATCGAATCTATTGCCTAAAACTTCATCAATACGTTTAACTACTTCATCATCTGTATGTTTAAAAGCGATAGGCTTACCTACAATATAAGAAACTTTTTGATCTACTAGGTTAGCATGGAAGTTGGTAATCATTCTGTCATCTGGTTTCAATGGGTCAACTGCTCCTGTAGCATCAACCGGCTTAGGTTCCTTTACAATATCAGGTCGTTGCTCATAATATTCTTGACCTATTGAGATTTCAGGTAACTTTTCTAAATGTTGTTTTATATATCTGACAATCATTTCTTCCAGTGTTTCTGGCTTATTGTTAGTCCTCACAATATCATCAAATATTTCTGTTTGTGTTGGTTGGCTAGGGTACAAAATATTACCTCCTTTAATTAAAGCCTGTGCCACTTGGCTTATTAGCTGTATAAACTGCATATCTTAACGCATCTAATGTGTCATCGTTTAATTTAACTGGTTCGTCTGCATTATCTTTCCAAACGTAGTTGTATATTTCTTCTTTAAACAAACTAACTTTTTCTTTGATAATGAATATTTTATTTAACTTGAATAACCTAGAAATAACTTCGATGCCAGCAATAACGGCTTTGTCAGCATACCTTGCTTTTATCTTCTCTCTTCTAAATCGTTCAATATGTTCAGGTCTAGCTGTATCACAATAAAAAAGAATATCGCCATGCCTTTTTATAACTCCTTTTGCAATAGCTACCCAGTCATCTATTTCTTTATGTCTGTGTGCGTGTTCTTCAATAACGTACTTGTTTCCGTCGAAGTCTTCCGCTACAACCATAATAGAACCATAATGCTCATATCCCCAGTCGACGCCTGCATATTTCCTTTTTATTTGTTTAGTTTTAAATTCTTCTCCTGTGATGTAATGAACTTTTTCTTTGAAATCTTTATATACAACACCCTCAGCAGAAACCCACTTACCATAAATGTCACGATCTGTGAACATTCCTGTTGGTGTACTCGCTATAATCGATTCAATATATTCTTTATCTAAAAATGTATTGTCGAACAAAGTAAATTGAAATGCTTTGATATTTAGTCTTCCATTCGATAACCGTTGTCCACTCTTATCAATGTAATCTTTTTTAACTGGATGCATTGGGTTTTCGGGGTTTGTATCAATTAATATTCTCGCGCCTTTGTAACTACAACGCGAGAACACTTCTTTAATAAACATATTGTGTAATGCTGTTCCCTCGTTTAAAAAAGCACCTGCTGAAGTAAAACCACGCGCTTTTTTCCATGCATCCGAGTTTTGTCCGTCGAATACATACACTTTATTACCGAATATTTTGACTGCGTTAGATTTGTCGAGTGTTAACTCTCTACCTAGTATTAACTCCATATCATCTAGTATATTACGTCTTATAGATGCTTGTGTTGCTCCTCCAATAATGAAGTTAAGCCCCTTGTCTTTATAAGTAGCTATATGCATTAAAAAAAGTAGGATAAACACATATGTTTTACCTGCCCTTTTTGCACCACTCGCTATTAACACTTTGGGTTTATCGTTTATAAAGCAGTTCCAGACTTCTTGTTGTTTCGGGTTTAACATTTCATTAATCATTATTAACACCCGCTAACTTAATAAGTGCTTTAGCAACTTCTGCTTCTTGTGAATTGTTTTCTGTTTTATCCATCTGGTCGATTTTTTTCTCAAGCATCTTAATTTCAGTTTCAATCTTTTTGTTAGTCAGCACTTCATTTCCTAACGTCATTCTATTCATGCCGTCCAAACTAGCGAGGAATGCATCAGCTGCCGCTTTCTTTACTCCCTCTACTTCAATATTGTTCTTCGCTGTATTCTTTAACCACTCATACTCTTCAAAAGCCTTTTGGCGTGTCCATTTTGATTGCTCAGCTACTTCTTGACGTAATTCTTCGTACCTTGTACAAACCTTGCCGTTTTTAGCTACACGGCTAGCTAATACATCGATATCCTTTTCGCTCTTGCCTTTGGTCGAATATCCTGCGTCAATATAAGCTTTCCGTTGGCTCTTGCCCTCGATGAGTCCTAATACAAACTTTTCTTGCTTCGGTGTTAATTTAATCAATTGTTTTCACTGTATCACACGCCTTTACGTTAATTACTCTAGTTATTTAAATATAAAAAATGCCCCTACATCTTGTGCAGGAGCTACGTTCAATAAATGTGAAAGGAGGAAAATAGTTATGACTCAAATTGCAAGAATTAAACTACCCACCATATAGGCAGGTAGTAAGTGATTAATAGCGTAACATATCAACTTTTATATGTTTGTCACTTCTCAATCACATCGATGAGAACATCTAATGTGGCTATTACCCCACGTCTTAAGATAATTCTTACAATATCATAATATCTCGTTTTAGGTGTCAAAAACTGTCATTTTACTGTCAATTTTAGTATTCTCCTAATTCTTCAGCTAGTTTAGACACTATTTTCTTCTTGATTCTATGCGCTGTACTTTCAGAGATGTGTATGTCATAACAAACCGCAATCAAAGTCTTTTTATTAAAATAATACTCTTGGATGAATTCGCGTTCTTTCCTACTTGATGTGTTAATTATACGTTCAATCGCACTCTTAAACTCAAGGATTTTACCTCTTCGTATACTACAAAGATAATTAGTTACTGCCATTTCTGTTTTCGATGTATTAGACGGTACAAACTCCCCGCCTATATTTGTATCTGTTGGAATCCACGGTGTCATTATTTCACTTCTTAAATCTTCAAGTTGTTTATGATAATTAGGATAATCACACAACTCATCTTCTAACTTTCGAACTGTTGATAATTTTAACCCATATTTCTTTTTAGTCATGAATACCCTCCGTACAAATATGTTTAATCTTCAAAATGTCTCAATCTACTTCTTAATATCTCTATTTCTCGCTCATTAACTTTCACATCGCCTTTTAACTGTTCAGCTTGCAACATCACGCCAAACAATAAAATGACTAATAATATAATTGCTATGACGAACCACATCATCTACTCCGACACCTCCGCCCTCATCAAATCTGACTGATCGCTCAACTTAGCGTAATCACTCGGCGCCTCTACATCATCATTAGCCGTCATCATAATATATACTTGCTC